CAACAGTAGCTGCTGATTCTAGCACAGATACATTAACACTTGCTAATGCTGGCCTTATTGCTATAACTGGTAATTCAGCTACAGATACAATTACAATTTCGACAGTATCTACTGCTGCAATAACTTTTACAAAAGCAAATGGTGACTCAAGTAATATTTCTTTGCAAACTTCAGGTTCCATAGCAGATGTAATAACTAGTTTACATATACCTTTTACAAAGCAAAATGGTACGTCTGTTACAACTTTAGTGGTAGGTACTAGTTAATGGTTGCTAAAGTTCCAGTTCGTGCAATATTTACAGGTTCAAACGTAACAGGTTTATCAGAGTATCAATCAGGTGAAACAATTGATAATGAGTTTTTAACAAACTCTGGTATTACTTTAACAGACGACAGTTCTACAACAACAACTATTTCTCTTGGTGAAACATTAAAAATTATTGGTGGCACTGGACTTACTTCATCTGTATCTGGTGATAACATTACCATTAATTTAGATAACACTGCTGTAACGGCCAACACTTACGGTTCTTCAACTGCAATTCCTGTTTTAACAATTGATCAACAAGGTAGAATTACAAGTGCATCAACAAATAATATTTCTACAACACTTACAATTTCTGATGACACATCAACACTTGCTACAATAGACTTAGGTTCAGACACATTAAAAATTTCAGGAACATCAAACGAGATTGAAACATCAATTTCAGGCGATACTGTAACAATTGGTTTACCAAATAACGTAACAATTGGAAACAATCTAACAGTTACAGGTAATTTAACGGTTAATGGAACAACCACAACAATAAATTCAACAACAGTTGATGTTGTAAACTCATTTAGATTTGAAGGTTCAACAGCAGACGCCTTTGAAACAACATTAGGTGTTATTGAGCCTACAGCAGACCGAACAATTAATTTACCAAATGTATCAGGCACAATTATTACAACAGGTAATGTCACAGATTTAGGCTCGCCAATTGGAGATTTAAGTGAAATATCAACCGTAGCAAATGATGATGTATTCATAGCAGTTGATACTTCAGGTGGTGGTCTTAAAAAAATAACAAGGTCAACTTTAGTATCAGGACTTGCCTCAAGTAGTGCAATATCAAATCTTATAGAGGATACCACACCACAATTAGGTGGTAGTTTAGATGTAAATGGTAATTCAATTGTTTCTGTATCAAACGGAAACATTAGTATCTTACCAAACGGCACAGGTAAAGTTTTATTAGACGGCAACGGTAGCACTTCAGGTGTAAGCGTAGAAGACGGTTTAATTGATATTAGATCGAGCACTGGAGCAGTTTCAAAAATTAAATTTTATTGTGAAGTAAATAATGCTCACGCTCAAACTTTACAGGCACAACCACACTCAGCGGGTAGTTCGGCAGTATTAACTTTACCTATCGCAACTGGTACATTAATTGGCACAGGGGATACTGGAAGTGTTACAAATGCCATGCTGGCAGGTTCAATCGCTAATGCTAAGTTATCTAATTCAAGTATTACAATAGTTGATGACAGTTCTACGACATCAAGTATCTCTTTAGGTGACTCTTTACTATTAGCAGGTGGTACAGGTATTACTTCTGTTATCTCTGGTTCTAGTTTAACATTTAATATAGATAATACGGTAGCCACACTAACAGATACACAAACATTTACAAATAAAACTTTAACATCACCAAAAATAAATGAAAACGTGGCGGTTACAGTCACATCAACACAATTAAACTTTACTAGTGGTGTAACTTCAAATATACAGACACAATTAGACGCTAAGGCAACTAATGCTTTTGCCATAGCTCAGGCAGTTGCGCTTGGTTAATAGTATATAAATATATCATAGACTAAAAAAAGAGTGAGAAATGGCCAGTCCTAATACAAGAGAAACATTAAAACAATACGCTTTACGTAAACTGGGTAAACCGGTTGTAGAGATAAACGTTGATGACCAACAGTTAGAAGACCGTTTAGACGAGAGTTTACAATTTTACGCTCAATATCACTATGACGGTATACGTAGGTCATATTTAAAATATAAACTTACATCTGCTGATAAAACAAGATTAAAGGCATCTACACCAGAGACAGAAACGGCAACAGATGTTGTAGATAATTCAATTACAACTACATTTTTTGAAGCAAACAATTTTTTAGTAATACCAGAGACAGTTGTATCTGTAATTAATATATTTCCATTTACCGATAAGGCCAACTTAAATATGTTTGATGTACGTTATCAATTACGTTTAAATGACCTGTACGATTTTGCCTCTACCTCAATTATAAACTATGATATTGTATTAAGACATTTAGACTTTTTAGACCAAATACTTGTGGGTATGAAACCAATACGATTTAATCAACACGATAATCGACTCTACGTTGATATGGATTGGGCGAATGATTTAGAAGTAGATGAATATTTAATTATTGAGTGTTATCGTAAATTAGACCCTACAACTTATACAAACGTATTTAATGACCTTTGGTTAAAACGATACACAACGGCACTCTTTAAAAAACAATGGGGTCAAAATCTTTCAAAGTTTGATGGCGTAACAATGATTGGTAACGTAACACTTAACGGTACAAAAATATATCAAGAGGCAGTGGCGGATATAGAGGCGCTAGAAAAAGAGATACGAGATTCTTATGAAATAGCTCCCTCATTTATGATGGGATAAGATATGCCAAGTCCTACAGTTAATCACTATTTTCAATCAGGTAACGGTATAGGTTCTCTTGCAGAACAGAGACTACACGAAGATTTAATTATTGAAAGTTTAAGACAGTTTGGTCATCAAGTCTTTTACCTACCACGTTCAATTGTAAATAAAGATATTATACTTGGCGAAGATGTGGCAAGTAGATTTGCTTCAGCGTTTCCAATTGAGGCATACTTTGAAACAACAGAGGGTTTTGCGGGTCAACAAGAATTAGTCTCAAAGTTTGGTTTAGAGATACGTGAAGATACTACATTTATGATTTCAAAAAGAAGATTTGACCTTTTAGTTGATTTAAAAACAACTTTAATAAAAGAGGGTAGACCAAACGAAGGCGATATAATCTATATGCCTTTAATGAATAGTTTTTTTGAAATATTATTTGTAGAAGACCAACAACCGTTTTTTCAATTAGGAAATCTACCAGTTTACAAATTAAAAGTTACAAGATTTGAATATAGTTCTGAAGAAATTAAAACAGGAGTTGAAACTATTGACGAGGCAGAAAGAACATACACGCTTAATCAAACAGACTTTCAAATACAACTGGAGGCTGAAGAAGGTGCTCTTTTACTTGAAAACGATAGTGCCGATGGAAAAGTACAATACTTTTTACTTGAAACTTATAACATACAGACACAGTCTAAGTTTGCCTCAAATAAAGATATTGAAGACGAGGCCGGTCTTGACACAACCACAATTACAGATGACATACTTGACTTTACAGAAAGAAATCCTTTTGGTGAACCGGGAGAGTTTAATTAATGTTTAATCGTTATTTTTATAATTCAGGATTACGTAAACTTACGGTTGCGTTTGGTACAATCTTTAATAACATACAGATACAAAAATATTCTAGCACTGGAGACAGTACACTTCAAAGTGTTCGTGTTCCTTTGGCCTACGGTCCAAAAGAAAAGTTTATGACAAGATTAGACCAACAGGCCAGTTTAGACAGTAGAGAATTTGCAATTGTTTTGCCACGTATTAGTTTTGAAATTACGGGTATAGCGTATGACAATACAAGAAAACTTACAAGAGTACAAAAGTTTAGACACGTGCGTTCAAACTCATCATCAATATTAGACACAAACTTTACACCGGTACCGTATAATATAAATTACTCACTCAACGTTTTTACTGCCACTGCAGAAAACGGTCTACAGATTGTAGAACAGATACTTCCGTTTTTTCAACCAGACTATACTGTTACAATAAATTTAATACCAGAGATGAATATAAAAAGAGACGTGCCAATTATTTTAAACAATGTCTCTTATGAAGATAGTTATACCGGTGATTACGCAACACGTAGGGCGGTCATCTATACGCTAACGTTTACCGCAAAAACATATCTTTTTGGACCAACCACAACACAAAAGGTTATCAAAACATCTCAGTCAGATTTGTTTACAGATACGGATACAACATCAACAAGAGAAGAAAGAATTACTGTCGTGCCTGACCCTACAAGTGCCGACGCAAATGACGACTTTGGATTTACAACAACAATTGAGTTTTTTAGTAATAGTAGAAATTATAACCCTTCAACCGATACTGATGAATAAATATAAATATAGTATAAATATAGAGAGATTAAATGCCAATATCTAAAATTAAGACAGCCTCAATAGATGATGACGCAATTACATCGGCAAAGATTGCCTCAGGTGCGGTCAGTACTGCTGATATAGCAGACGACGCAATTACATCGGCAAAGATTGCTTCAGGTGTAGTAAGTGCCTCAGACGTGGCCGATGGTACACTTACAGGTGCTAAACTTGCCACGCCTTTAGATTTATCTTCAACAGTTATTACGGCACCTAAGATTGCAAGTGGTGGGTTTATTGCAGACGCAAATGGTAACGAACAGATTAAATTTACTACAACAACATCAGCTGTAAATGAATTTACAATAACAAATTCAGCCACAGGAAATAGACCAGATATATCTGTAACTGGTGGTGATACAAATATAGGTTTAAGTATAACTA